AAGTTCCTGCGTTTTCACCAGTTGCTTGAAGTTCTACTCCTAAAGGTGTATATGTTGATGCCATAATTCTTTTCTCCTATGCTACTTCACTATAACTTGTATTTGATCCAGTTGCAACATTTGTATACGAAGAATTTGAACCTGTGTCAACGCTAGAATATGCTTGAATTCCAAATCCTGTTGCAGTTCCAAATGCAGCTACAGAAGCAGTAACAGATTGTCCCGTTAATCCCATAACATCTGCTGGCGCTATTGATCCTACACTAAACGTTGCTGAAACACCTGTTAATCCCATTACATCTGCAGGTGATATAGAGCCAACACTAGATGTTGCAGAAACTCCAGTTAAATCTACAAGTGGATTACTAGTTGTACTTATAGTTCCTAATGCTGTTGTTGCAGAAACTCCGGTCAATCCCATCACATCTGCAGGCGTAATAGATCCAACAGATGAGGTTGCTGAGACACCTGTTAATCCCATTACATCAGAAGGAGTGATTGTTCCAACAGATGTTGTTGTAGAAATTCCTGTTGGTGAAATTGTTACACTACCAATTATTGTAGGAGATCCAACACTTGTTGTTGCAGAAACTCCTGTTAGACCCATTACATCAGAAGGTGAAATAGATCCAACACTTGTTGTTGCTGATTGACCATCAAGTAAAACTATTCCTTGAATACCCCACGCATTATCGTTCCAAGCTTGTCTGCCCCAACCTGAATTTATTTCTGTATCTACAGTAACAGATCCTATAGAAAATGTTGCTGAAACACCTGTTGGAGAAACTGTTTCATCACCCATCTCTCCCCAAGAACCTGATGAGTTCCATAATTTTGCACCCCAACCAACTACAATTGCATCAGTCGTTCCCCAACGACCTGTACTCCAGGTTGTGCCTGATTGGTTCCAAGTATTGGCCATAAGGAGGACCTCCTTATGCTAATCTTATGATTGCGTTGGATGCGTCTGCTGTTGGAAATTGAATTGTAAAAGTTCCACTTGTTACAGTTTTATCACCACCAAAGGCTATTACTGCAACAGCTTTATCAGATTGTGTGTCATTATAAATTAATGCACCATTTGCTGTAAAAGTTGCAGAAGTATAACTAACATCTGCAAAATCACAAACTGCAGTTGATGAATCTAAAACTGGGGTTACACTTGTTAAAGTAGCCCCACCCGCACTGTACGCAGATCCAGATGTGTTTGAAATTTCGTTTGATGTTGAATAAGCTGTGGTGCCTGCTCCTAAAGATGCATCACTTGTAAATAAAGCTATCTTAAAAGTGTTACCACTTGATGCTGTAAAATTATGTGTTCCTACTAAAAGTTCTTGTTTAAAACTATTACAAATTGCCGATGTTATTGCCATAATTTATTCTCCTACGGGTTTGGTGAGGGTATTGGTATTCTAAGAGTTCCATCAGTGTAGTCGTCTCTTCGTCTTCTACCAACTTGCTCACTAGCAAACTTCTGTACTTCTTGTTTATACTTATTTTCATATAGTGTCAACATATCTATTGGACCTTTTAAAAAAGCGTAGGCCTCTGATAGACAGCAATATAATAGTCCATTTGGAAAGTTTAAACTAATATAATTAGTATCATTATTCTCTAATAATGCAGGTGCTGCATTATAATGAACTCTAAACTTGTATGTTGTATCAGGCACTGGAGCAAATATCATTCTTCCAGATGTAGTGTCTGATTCTCCTGTTGCACCGCCAAACATAGCATAATATTTAGGCTGCCCTCTTTTAGCTGTCTCTGTTGAAGATATATATTCTTGTAGGTACGTAACATCTTTTTTTTCTAACCATGTATTAGCACCAGTCGTAGCTGATGTTGAATTATAAACCTGTATGCCTCTAATAAAAACTGCTCCTGCTGGTGCATTAATTGATTCTTGACCCGTAACTAAATTACCTATTTGTTGTTTTCTATCGGCATCTAAAGGCACATCTCTAAATATTCTGTACTGTGCATTTAAAATTATATTTTCTAAAACAGCGTCTGTTAAAACATTAGAGTCTGTTTCAGTATAACTTTTTATTTGAGTTTTTAAACCTGATGCACTCAACCCTGCCATTATATCGCCCCCACTACTTCTTTACAAATAGGACAACTTTTTTTGTATCTATTGTGTGTCCCACACTTTACTGCTTTTCCATTAACGTCTGTATACAATGGAATATCTGGTTCTTTTGGATAAAGAATTTCTTCATGTGGATCCATATCTTCTGGGCACTTACATTGTTTAATACCAAATAATTTACTAATAAATTTTTTAATCATGGTGTTACCGTTACCGGTCCCGCTGATGCAGAACCACCTCCTCCTGTCTCACTTATACTAGATGTTGTGCCTGTTGCAAAGGTATAATTATCAGCATCTACTTTAGTAATTAAGTATCCTCCTGCATCATTTATAGTTGCTGCTGCAACTCCACCAACCACCTCTGCATCTCTAAATCTAACTCTATCAGTCGATGATCTACCATGATCTGGTTCATTGACAGATATCGTTGTAGATCCACTAGTTGTTGTAAATGGATTTAAAGGTAAAAGTTTTGGAACAGCTGTTTCTGTTCTATCTGGTCTTACATGTCTTAAAGATATAGAATCTCCATTCATTGGTTTTGGTTCTAATTGTGGTTGTTTTGGTTCAAACTCAGATACATGAACAAAAGAACCATTCCACTCTCTAACCATTTCTTTATATGGAAACTCCATACCAGACCTATCTGATATTGCTCTTGCGTATTTTCCTGTTGCGTATTTTGCCATTATGCTCCTGGGTAATATGCTTTTGGTGTTATGTGTGTGCTAGATGCAGAACCATCCTCTGCTAAAGCTCTTGCAAACTCATCCTCGTAAATTAATTTTGTTGCTTGAGTCATTTGTGGCATATATTTCATAGATAAATAATACGCTAATCCTGACACCATGCAGGGCACAAATCTAAATGGAACATCAGTTGCATTAGTATAATCACCAACATCCTGTATTCTTTTAATATAATAAAAATGCATATCCTTAGATGCATTAGTAGAATCTGGTGTTGGATAAATATGTATTCTAACTTTATCAATAAAACGTTCTACCCAATATTGATTAGGTGTGCCTTTAGATAACTTGTTAGAAAAACCTGCAT